ATGTTGAGCTATTCCCTCACGACCGCGCCCACAACAAGTACCACTGCCGGGTTGATGTCGCGGTGCAGAAGAAGTTTTCGAAGGGAACCAACGAGGAGATCGATCCGCTGGTTGATCTTGTGGAAAAAATTGCCGACGAGTTTCGCTTGAAAAGGCTCGATTCATTTCAAGCCGCTCGCTGCGTGAAGGCCGAGCATGCCGTTCTGTACTCCAGCGAACACTGGGAACAACTGCGTCAGTTTACAAGCTTGTTGACCCTAACCTTTGAACTGGCGCGATGATCAAGATCACGGTCCGAACTCAATTCGATAAGCGAAAGCTCAAGAAGAAGGCGGAAACAGCAACCTTCACTTCTCTGAGCGAGGCCGGCGGTGCAGTTCGAAAGACAGCCAAGCGGAGCATTCGGAAATGTAAAAAGGCATCCAAGCCCGGGAGCCCGCCGCACACGCAAACAGGCATGCTCAAGCGAGTGATTCGGTACGACGTCACCAACAACCGAACCGTTGTCGCAATCGGTCCTGTGAACGAGATCGCTGGACGGATTTGGAACTTGCATGAATTCGGTGGCGTGGCAACCAAGCGTCGAAAGCTCAAGCCGCATCGATTCAAGGTTGGCGAGCATGGTCCCATCCGTGCCATACAACACGGAAGCAAGACCAAGTTTGCGAGGATCGAACTGCGATCTGCGGCGCAAGCCAACCGAGCAACTCGCTTGATTGTCGAGGAGAACGAACGGCGCAGTGACAACAAGCCTCGCCATTATCCCAAGCGACCATTCATGAAGCCGGCTCTGGAAGCCAATCGGAGTCGGCTCCCCACGTTCTGGGCCAACTCAGTCAAGTAAAAGTTCGTCAAAAGGAATCATTCACAATGCCAGAAGTAAGACTTGGTCTCGAAGCCGTCCTCACCATCGACGGTGCCGAGATCACCAACGTCAAGGATTTGACCGTCAGCCTCGAGAAGGCCGAAGCGGATGCCAGTACTCGCGCGAACAACGGTTGGCGTGCGACTGTGGGAACGCTTAAGGACGCATCCATCGAGTTCACGGTCCTCAATAAAGAGGGTGACTCTGCTTTTGGCATGCTTCAAGGCCTATGGAGTTCAGGTGATCCGTGTGATGTCGGTATTAGCGATGCCGGTGGAACGCTCACTCTGACTTGCGAAGTTATGACCTTCAATGTCAACCAGAACTTGGAGGAGGTCATTTCGGCTGATGTGACTCTCAAACCAACGCAATCGACTGGCGGTGGTGGCATGAATGTGGGACCGGGCTTGGCTGGTCCTTGATCGCTGTCGTTGTGGTTGGTTTAGAGGATTCATAATACTCAGGGAGGCATCATGCAGAAGTTCGTTGACCGCGCCGGTCGCATTTGGATTGTGGATATCGACAACACGACGCTGCGCCGCGTGAAGACTCTCACCGGAGTGCATCTTCTTGAAGCAATCGATGGTGATTTGATCACGCGACTCTCGACCGATCCATTGCTCCTGGGCGATGTGCTCTTTGCAATCTGCAAGCCGCAAGCGGACCAGCAGCAGATCACCGACGAAGCTTTCGGCGAGGGGCTCGCTGGCAATTCTATCGACGATGCCACCGGTGCACTCCTCGAAGCACTGATCAATTACTTCCCGGAGTCGCGACGCCGTCTTCTGCGGAAGGCGGCCGAGAAGCAGAAGCTGATCGAGACACGGGGGATCAGTGCGATCGAGAAGCGACTGGACGATCCGAACTTGGTCGACAAGTTCGTAGAAGATCTCGAACGCAAGCTCGCTGTGCCGACATTGAACGACTCATCGTCCGACTTGCCGGCATCGTCGGAGTCGATCCAGGTCCCTTAACACTTCGCCAACTTGTGCTGATGGCTGAGGCCAAACGCCAACACGATTGGAATGTCGCGAGCACGATCATGGCGTTGATGGCCGAGATGAACCGTGATCGTAAGAGACGTCGCAAGCCATTCAAGCCCGACGACTTCAATCCCTACGCAGACCAAAAGCCAATCGTTGCTCGCGGAACTGTTGAACAAGCAGCTGCGATGCTCGGTGCTAACTTTCAACCAAGAACGTCAGAATCGCCATGTCGCAAGTCAGAGCCGGAGGAGCATACGTCGAGCTGACCGCGAGGAGTGCCCAGTTCCTCAAGGGACTCGAAGCTGCGCAAAAGCGGCTCAAATCGTTCGGGGCGTCCACGCGACTGGTCGGCACCAAGCTCACTGGCCTTGGCGTTGCCGCCGCCGCACCTGTGGGAGCCAGCTTGGCAGTCTATACCAGTTTCGATGATGCGATTCGGGCCGCAGGCGCAGCTGCCAATGCAACCGGCGCGACATTGGAATCGCTGCGTAACAAAGCAAAGCATTTGGGAGCCACAACAAGTTTCTCGGCCAGTGAGGTCGCTTCTCTGATGACTGAACTCGGTCGAGCAGGTTTCTCACCCAAGCAGATTGAAGAGATGACCGGCGCGGTCATGAATCTAGCAAGAGCCACTGGGACGGATGCAACCGTTAGCTCTGGGATCATGTCAGCCACGATCCGTCAATTCAGCTTGGAAGCAACCGATGCTGTGCGAGTCTCGGATCGATTGACCGCAGCAGCCAACATGTCCTTCAACTCGGTTGAGTCGCTTGGGGAAGCGTTGCAATACGCCGGTCCTGTGGCAGCCGATGCCAACATGAGCCTCGAAGAAACGCTTGCCGTTCTTGGCACGCTCGGAAACCTCGGGATTCAGGGTAGTGAAGCCGGTACAGCATTACGTCGATTACTCACTCTGAGCGCGGCAGAGTCTGAGAAGTTTCAAAAGGTATTCGGCGTTGCGACCAAGGATGCCCAAGGGAATGCACGCGACCTAGTCGACATTCTTGGCGAAGTTGCCGCTGCATCGGCCAACATGGGAAGCGGTGATCGTGCCCAAGCCTTTAACGAAGTCTTCGGTTTGATGGGCATTACCAGTGCTTCGGCCATTGGAAAGACGGTCACCGACACCAAGAAGCTGCTTGCCGACCTGAAGAAGTCAAATGGCATCGCCGACAAGACCGCACGCGATATGGATGCAGGGATCGGTGGCGCGTTTCGAATCCTGAAAAGCTCGATCGAGGGCGTGGCCATTGCGATTGGTGAATCGCTGGACCTCTCGGTCACCAAAATGATGAACGCAATCTCTCGGGCTCTCTCCGGTCTGATTGAATGGATCGGCAAGAACCAGGAAGTTGTCAAGAAAGTCGCGCTGATCGTTGCCGGCGTCGTTGCTGTCGGCGCGGCTTTCATCGGTATTGGCAGCGCTGCTGGTGTGGCCGCGTTCGCTGTTGGTGGGCTAGCTTCGATGTTCTCACTAGTAGGAACCGCGATCGGTGTCCTGGTAACCATGATCGGCGCTCTGTTCACACCTATCGGACTTGTTGTCGCTGCAGTTGCCGCACTGGGTGCCTACTTCGTCTACTCATCCGGCATCGCTGGCGAAGCGATCGAGTATTTGAAAGGCGTCTTCGAAACGCTGAAGGCTGACACGATCAAAGCCTTTGGTGCGATCGCCAATGCACTGGCTGCCGGCGACATCACCGCAGCGGCCAACGTTCTGTGGACTTATCTCAAGCTCCAGTGGATCAAAGGCACAACCTATCTCAAAGGAGTGTGGGCCGACTTCACCAATTACCTGTCCGATGTTTGGGGCGACACCGCTTATGCGATTGGCGATGTGCTGATCAGTGCCCTATCAGGACTTGCAAGCGTATGGAATGCGACGCTCGGTTTCATGGCCGATGGTTGGACAATCCTCACGACCTCGGTACAGAAGGGGTGGAACTCGACAATCGGATTTCTGAAAAAGGGATTCATTCGATTGCGTGAGCTGGTGGATATAGCCGGCGATGTTTCTGTGCAGATTGGTGGCGTGCTCATCAATGCGCTTGCAGGCGTAGAGACCGCCTGGGTCGAAACCATCGACTATCTCGCTGATACATGGTCGGTGTTCGTCGCCCAAGTCAAATCGATGTGGAACTCGACCGTCGGCTTTCTGCGCAAGGCCTGGATCAAGCTGAAATCGCTATTCGATGACGATGTGAATGTCGAAGTTGAAATGGCCAAGATCGACAAGGAGATTCGAACAGCCGACGAAGCTGAAGAAAATAAGAAACAGCAAGCCATCGCCGATCGCATGAAGCGACGCGACGCACGCAAGCAACAGATCGAATCCAATCGTGTTCAGATGCAGGAAGGGATTAAGCAGCAACTTGAGGAACGTCGCAAGGCCCGCGCTGGTCGCGACATTGATGGCGAGATGGCGGTCATCGATCAGGAGACCGAAGCCAAGAACCAAACCGTTGATGCGTCCAAAGAGGAGCAGTTCAAGCAAAACGAAGCGGCGGGTCTCACGCGACAAAAGACTATCGATGACACCACCGCTGGCGTTCAAAAGACTCTTGATCAAATGCGTGAGGAAGCTCGCATTGCCCGCGAAGCCGGTCGCCAGTCGCCAGAAGATCGTGCCAAGGAGCGTGACCAGCAAGTAGCCGCAGCTCAAGCGGAGTTCGATGCGGCTGTAGAAACAGCCAACGCAGCCAAACCCCAAGAACCAACACCCGCTAAAGAGCCTGGTCTTCCGATTCCAGAGATGCCGAATCCGCCGAAGTCCGGCGCACTGAAGGTTCCCAAGGTTGAAGTGGATGGCATCAAAGATCCAAAACTGAAGCCGCCCAAGAAAAAGGATCTTAAGCTTGGTTTGGATCGGTCTGCCAAAAATTCAATGGATCGATTCTCCGATGGCCCCGAAGAGCCGACGGAGAAAACAGAAGCGGCTGGAAACTTCGATAGTCGTGGACTCGGTCTTGGTAGTGGTGCATCGCTCATTCCCGTGATCGAGCCTCCTGATCAAAGGAACGAAGTCGATCCGGATGGCGTCGATGCTGATGTGAATGCCGGTGCGGACGCGAATGATCCAGAACTTGAAGTTCCAGAAGTTGAACCGGAACTCGGTCTGCAGCCAGTGGACGCTGAAGTATCGTCGCCCGAGGATTTCATAGAACCGACGGTTGACGATCAAGAACCTTCGCTCAATCTCGAATCGATCATGGCCTCCTTTGCAGCGGTTCGGGTGCGTTTGGAGGAATTCGATGCTGCACTATCGCAAAGCGTTGCGAGGCTGCAAATGCCACAAGTTGCCGGCGAAGGTCTCTCGGACGATGTGAAGCGAGCCATCATTCAAACGGCTGAGAATACATCTCAGCTTGCCGAACGCGCACGCACAGGAGGCTTCGTATTCAGCTAATGGGATTCTCAAGCGGTGGATACAACTTCGAACTGGCTGCCCTTTCCAAAAAGGCGACACGTGGCAAGACGACCTCGGACACGTTTGTCTATGTCGGCACCAACGGTGGCTCAGTCGATCCGGCTGGCGCTGCGGATGCCGTTTATGCGTACTATCGAGCGACGCAACGAGACTTGGTTCCTTATCTGCAAGTTGATGGCGAGTACATCAATGAAAAGCATGCTCTTGTCAATGTGTCAATCAACAAGACGAAGCTCGATCCAGTCTCATTTAATACGACTGGAGCATCGACTCATCTCAATCAATCCCTATTCACACGTGGAATCTATGCCGCGCCTGGAAAGATACCTCCGAACTATCGCGGTGCAATCGGTGTAAGTGACTCGGGCGTAGCCGGCGTCGACGTGACCGTTCCTGCCTTCGAGTTCTCGGTCCGCAAGAAGTTTGAGTTTGTCTCGACCGAATACCTTCTCGCGATGGTAGCCATGACAGGGCGAGTCAACTCGACAGGCTGGTCGATCTTCGCTCCAGGTGAAGCATTGTTCCTAGGTGGCGAAGGTGGCGAGGACGAACAGAACTGGGTTGATGTGACCTATCACTTCGCGGCTCGTCCCAATGAGATGAACTTGCGAGTTGGAAACATCAACGGTGTCGCCAAGCGAGGTTGGGACTACCTCTGGGTTAAACATGGCGAAGAGGTTGTTGGCGATCGAGTCTTGCAAGTTCCTGAAGCGGCCTACGTCGAGCAGGTTTACCCCGAAGCGAACTTTAACGCATTGGGGATCGAGTAATGGCGAGGCGAGTTCGACCAGGAGAGAAACTCAATATCACGGCAGCGGAATACAACCGTCTGCTGGCAGCGGCCGATGCCATCGCTCGTGATCGACTCTCGGGTGGCGGAGGAAATCGCACCCACGTTCGCGACGCTGCCACGGTTCGCGTGCACTACCAAAGTGCGACCACTGTGCCCATCGGTGGAATTGTAGGTTTCAACGCCCCACTAGGCGATCCAGACGAAGGCCCAATGGACCTCGCTCGT